CGATTACGACGAGGAAGCGGGCGTGCTAACTGTCGAGTACCAGAACGGCAAGAGCACGCAGCATGAGGTTGATGCAGAGACGGTGGCGAAAATCTGGAATGCGCCGTCCATCGGCGAGGCGCTTCACGCGAACGTACCGGGCTTCACCAAGAGGAAATCGTAGTGGCAACACCCGCTGAGATGTTCCGCGAAATGGCCGACAGGATCGACCTGATGAACCCGGATGAGTTTGCCGGTGCCGTTCTGATCGTGCCGCCGACCGTGAGCGGTGTCAAAAGCGATCCTATCGCCGTGTTCACGGTAGAGGGTGTCCCGGCGATCGATCACTTCTGGGGGTCGATCAAGATGCGCGTCGATGGCGCAGTCTCCGAGCTTCAGCAGGAGATTGCCAAGCGAGCGACGGGGTTGGGATGGCGTTAAAATGTCTGGTCAGAAAAAGGAACAAAAACGGCGCTCGAAATTAATAGCGACGATTGATTCGCTTGCTAGGCGACCATTGCGGCCTGAGGAAAGAGAGGCTTTGAGTCGTCCTAGGCCGGTTAAGAAAGGTTGGAATCGCAAGATGGATGGCTGAAGGCTGGAATCCAGTCCGCGTAGAGGCATTCCGCGCGATTGCCTATGAATTTCTTGGCAACACTTTCGTCAATAGTAAGGAATTAGGCGGGCACACCTGCCTCGGTGATCACATCTACCGAGCGCAGAACATGTTCCTTGACGGAGTGTTTGGTGCGTTGGCTGATGGCGTCCATGACATCAGCATCCTTAAAAGTCGTCAGCTTGGGATTTCGACAGTAGCGCGCGCTCTATCGATCCTATGGCTTGGGATGCATGACGGCCTTCAAGGTGCGATGGTGTTTGATACAGCGTATAACACAGCTCGTGCCCGCCGCGAGATCATCGGGATCATCCGCGACTTGCCCAAGAGCGTGAAGTTCCCGCGCATCCGCGAGGATAATAGGGACGGCATCATTTTAGAGAACGATTCCCAACTATTGTTTATGGCGGCAGGGGTAAAAAATAGCAGAACTGGCGGTGGCTTAGGGCGATCTGTAGGATTAAACTTCGTCCACGCAAGTGAAATGTGTTCGTGGAATAATGATGAAGGGTTAACTTCTTTCAGGCAATCGCTTTCAGAAGAATATCCTGACCGTTTGTACCTCTGGGAATCTACTGCTAGGGGATTCAATTCTTGGCACGACATGTGGACCGAGGCTCGCGAGGACGATGCCAAGCGAGCGCTTTTCTTCGGATGGTGGGCAAAGGACAATCAGGAAATCGCGCGTGGAACTGCCGACTTTGAGAAGTATGGAGTTGAGCCGCCAAATCCGAGCGAACTGAAGCGCATCCATGCTGTCAAGGATATGTATGGCTGGGATATCACGCAAGAACAGTTGGCGTGGTATCGCAAGCGATCGGACCCAACGCAGGAGCGAGAAGAAGGCGAACCGGAAGATACAAATTTGGTCCAGGAGCAGCCCTGGACCGAAGATGAGGCGTTCCAACAGACCGGCTCAACCTTCTTTGAGGCTGATAGGCTGACTCAGGTTTCCGCGCGCATCGCCACAACCCCACGCCCGCAGACTTTCCGGTTTCATCCCGGCGACAACTTCGTTGATGCCGACTTCTACCCCGCCCGTACCCGGCGCGAGATGGAAGTCAAAATCTGGGAAGAGCCAGTTCAGGACAGTACGTACATCGTGGCGGGTGACCCAGCCTTCGGGCACAATGAATATAACAACAATTCGGCAGCGCAAGTGATGCGATGCTTTGCAGATGGCATTGATCAGGTCGCCGAATACGCGACAGCGACGATTCAGCCGCACCAGTTCGCTCAATTGTTGTGGTCGCTAGTAGGTTACTACGGCGCGAAGCCGAACAATCGCATTTTGATGATCTGCGAGTTGAACGGGCCGGGCGAGGAGGTGTGGCGGCAGTATCGATCCATTCAGGGTTTGCTCAATCAGGGATACATGCGTGCCGCAGCGGAGAAAAAGGGTATCGCGAACATCGCCAACAATGCTCGCAATTACGTGTTCCAGCGCTCTGACTCGCTCACGTCGGGGCACTCGTTACAATGGAAGACCGCGACCCAAAACAAGGTCCAGATTTTTGAAGCTTGCCGAAACTATCTACATTCAAGCACACTGTTAGTGCGTTCTATCGATGCCGTTGAAGAGATGAAATCGATCACCCGCGACGGCGATTCGATCGGCGCTCCAGGCAACAAGCGAGACGATCGTACCTTCGCTCTGGCGCTGGGCGTGCGCGCCTGGGACGAGAAATTGCGGCGGGGCCTGATCACCGGAAATCGCACCCGTGAGTCGGAGCGCGCGAAGTTGTCGCTGTCGATTATCGACCAGTACGCTCTTTTCAACCGCTCGACATTGGACTACTTCTTGAAAGAGAAGCAAGCGACGCGCGAGGGTGCGGCGTTGCAAGCGATGCGAGCACAGCGTCGGGCGAGCACGGGCATGATGCGTCGGCTAGTGCCGGCAACGAGGCGGTTCTGATGGCCTTTAATCGCTTTTACCGCTGCCCCGACTGCGAGGGGACGTTCAAGTTCATGCACGTTTTGCAGGACGATCCGCCGCCGGATCGGTGCGAGCTTTGCGGTTCGTGGATGAATCTCGACATTCCGCCAGAACCCGTGTTTGTTCCGCAAGCGCCCGCCGTGCGCTCTGGAAAGGCGAAGGCGGTAGACGATGTGTATTACGGGATGGAAGACAGCTCTCGCCTCCGCGCCGAGATGATGGCGCAGGTTGGCGGTGGTTCCGCATCGGACTACGCGCACACGCATATCACGAACATGAAGGACAATTCTCGCGAGGGTGACATTGCCTATGTGCCGCCGCCGCCGAATCCGGTAACACAGATGATGGCGGCGGCCCCGCAGGTAACGGGTCATCAGGCCAACGCAATGGCTTTCGCGGAAGCTAATCGGCACGGCGTTGGCGCTTATGCGGGTGAGGGCGCGCGCAAGGCTGTTGTCTCACAGCACCATCAGCAGGTAGCTTCTATTGTTGGCGCGGGCCGTATTGGTAGCTACAAGCCATGACTATAGCTGAAAGGTTGGACGCTCAGATGCCTTGCTGATCCCTGAAACGAGGGAAGAGCGGACCAAGCTCGCGATTAAACTCGTCGAGGATTGCCGTGTCAGTCAGGCACAGCGTGCGTCCGCGTATCGGCAATACTACCAGTGGTCGGAGACGGGGCGTGCGGCTGGCGGCCTGGCGCTTGCCAATATGCTTTACGGGCATGTGGATCGCCTTGCGTCGCATCTGTTTTCTCCGAGTGGTCTGCGCTTCGCGCTCGATTACGAAAACGTCTATGGCAAGGATTGGCAGGAAAAGGGTGCGGTGGTTGCGCGGATGGTGACGCGCGAGTGGGAACGTCACAACGTCGATATGAAGTTCGGGCACGGTGTCAAAGAGGCGCTGACCTACGGTGCGTGCCTGATCAAGCAACTCGGCGGGATGGATGGCGACGGGGGGTTCAAATATCAGGGAGCCAAGCTCGTTCTGCCGCATCAGTTCGGCGTGTGCGACGAATCCTGCAACGATCTGCACGAACAGGAATACTTTCTGGAAACATGCTGGCTGACGAGCCAGCAAGTCTGGAGGCGCGTCCGCAGCCTTCCGAATGCCGAGAAACTTTATAAGCGCATCATTGCCAACGCGAATAAGGACAACAACGCCGGTCAGCCGACGAGTTTCATGCACCAAGTCCTTTCTACGGCGATCTTGGATACCGGCCTGCAAAACATGACCCGCCCACAACCGGGCGGCATCGTCCAGCTATCCAATGACCCGAATTTCGCGACGCTAGGCCCGCAGGTAGCGGTCGAACTTTACCCGATGCACGAACTTTGGGTGAAAGACGACACGCGGGGTGGCGGCGAAGACTGGACGACATTTCAGCTTATCGAGCCGGACATCCTCGTGGCCCCGCTGTTCAAGACGTGCAACCTCTATTGCCCCGAGACGATCCCGTTCCAACTCATCCAACCCAATTTCGTCGCCAACTACTTCTGGGGGCGTTCGGAGCTGGTCGATCTGCTGATGCTGCAACAGTGGCTGACCTCGCACCTGGACGACACCCAGCGCCTGATGGGAATCCAGATCGATAAGGTTCTCGGATTTGAGGGTGTCGATGGGCTTACGGACGAACTTTACGCCCAATTGACCCGCGTTCCAGGCACAGTGTCGTCTCCCGCCGGCACGACTATCAAAGACCTGACGCCATCGATGCCGGAACAGATGATCCCGCTGATTGGCGAGATTTTGGGGCTGATGGATCGCGCGTCGGGGTTCTCTAACATCCTTTCGGGGCAAGGTGAGCAGGGTGTTCGCGCCGGAAATCATGCCGAAACGCTCCAACGAAACGCCAGCCCCCGGCTGCGTGACCGCGCGCTACTTGTGGAGCGTAATTGCGCCAGCGCTGCGGATGCAACGCTTGCCCTGTTCGAGGCCAAGAAGGCTACGGTGATCTGGACACATCCCGACAAGGAAGAATCCGAGTTTCTGCTGTCTCAGGTGCCTGAAGATCGCCGGATTACCGTCGATGCCCACAGCTCAAGCCCGATTTTCCACGATGATCACGAACAGCTTTTGGCATGGGGCGTAAAGGCGGGCATTGTGACGCCGGAATCGGCCATCGAAGAGATGCCGTTTGAACACAAGGATATTTTGCTGGATCGTTTACGGGCAAAGGAAGCGGCTCAGGCTGCCTTAATCCAGCAGCACCCGGAAATCCTCACCCACGGCAAGGGTGGGCATAAACCGCACTAAAGTTGCCGGTCTTTCCCGGCTGCCCATGCCAGCGCCACCATGCGCCCAATGAACCTCCCTGTCGGGGGACGACAGTGAGGAAGGAATTGGCACCCTATTTCTGACCACAGCTCGGCAAGCGAGGGGGAATTGAACCCCACCACACTCGGGATTGGCATCAGGCCCACTCTTGGCTCTTCAGCCACTCATTAAAAGCATCTACAGGGTAATAAACCTGCCGCTCTATGCGAACATAGGCAGGACCGGACTTCTTCTTCCGCCAGAACCATAGGGTCCGTTCGCTGCGCCCGACTAACTCGGCCACCTGCTTCGGCGTGAGGCGAGTATTGGTTGCTAAAGAGCGCGCGCCGTTCATTCCGAACCCCTCTTACCACCACTTATGCCTTCCGCACAAGTCAATTGTGGACCAAGCGCACCTACACACTATTACTAGTGTCGCAGCGTAGGCGTTTCTCGTCCCTTCGGGGAGCAGATGCTGCGGCAGGTGTGCAACCTTAGAGACGGAGCAGTTTTATGAACGTGCGCAACCGCAAAAAGCATCGCAAGGGCCGCAAGTAGGTCTTTGACGATCGCGATTCCCCAAACCCCCACGATGGAGACCGCAATGGTCCGCTATCGCATGAAGCGTCGGCACGGCCGCCGGTAATCAGCCCCGTGCAGTTCAAGCGTAAATCTTCCCGCCCAAAGCACTCGCCGAGACGGCCGTGCCCGACGAAGGGATGACTCCTACGGCAGGAGCGCCGCCGCAGGGTGGCGCTCCCCCGCCTCCCGGTCAGCCGCCCGGCGGCGCTCCGCCAGGGCAGGCCACGGGAGCAACGCCAGCATCTACCCCTACCCCGAACCGGGGGATAGAGGCGGCGGCGCTGGCAAAAATTGCCGTGTTGACTACGGGCCTTCAAATGCTCCTGCCGATGTTCCCGGTGGGATCGGACATTTCCAGAGATGTTCGCGAAGCCGTGAACAAGCTGGCGAAGCACGTTCCTCCCGGCGCTGTGTCGCAGGGGGTGCAGATGACGGAGGCGCAGCGCGCGTTGATGCAGACGAAGCAGCAAGCGCCTCAGATTGCCGCGCAGCGTGCGGCGCAGACAGGTCAACCGCCGGCTGGTGGGGCACCGCCCCCAATGCCCGCAGCAGCGTGAGGACAGGATGCCAACCAACATTTTCCAAGATAACACGAAGAGCCTCCCCAAGCAGGACGCTCAGATCGTGCGCGTCACGATGAAGCAGAACGAGATCGGTGCCCGCACGGATCACATTCCGACGCCGCGCCAGTCCGGCGACATGACCATCTCGCACGTTCCTAACGCTGGGTCGAAGACCTGATCATGGCACTCGTAGAAGTCGATGAAACCGAACTGAGCAACCTGCGCGGTATCCAGCAGGTTCTGGCTCAGGTCGAGAAGCATCCCGAAGCGCGGGCAATGGCGCAAAAAGCCGTTGCCCTTGCCGCACCTGAACGCGCTGGCCCGGAAGTCAAAATCCGGGGCGAACTCGATGAGTTTCGCAACGAGATCAAGGGCGTTCTGACCACCTTCGTGGACGAGCAGAAAGCAGCTCGCGAGGAAAACGAAACCGCCGCCGCCCGCCGTGCGCTGGAAACTCGCTGGATGGAGGGCCGCCAGAAGGCCCGCGCTGCCGGGTACAACAATGAAGAGGGCCTGAATGCCCTCGAAAAGTTCATGGAAGAGAAGGGCGTTGCGGATCACGAAGTCGCGATCCCGGCTTTCGAGCGCCTGCACCCGCCGCCCGAGCCGCTGATGACCGGCGGCAACCGCTGGGACTTCTTTGCCCCCGCCGCGCAGCAGGCTCCCGATCTGAAGCCGCTGTTTGATGGCAATGAAGATGCCTTCCTCGGTCCAGCGATCCAGAACGCCATCATGGAAGTGCGGAACAACCGATAATGTCCGAGCGCATCTTCCGCACCCCCGCGCCATCCAAGGCCGTGCCCGATCTGATCGTCGCGCCGATGACTGGCGGAGCGCCGCGCGCCGGTATGGTGGGCGAGCGCATGGGTGCGACGATCCCCGCCAATGACGTTAAGAATCTTCCCAATGCTCCGCTGAGCAAGGGCGACAAGTGATGCGCTCCGTCGCCGTCGTAACTTCACCCGCCGCATTCCGCCAATGGGCATTGCGGCAGCCGGATTTGGGCAGGCTAAGTGCCGATGCGGCGATGGGGGGCACTGATCGGCACGATGCGTGGACGGCCCAGCGCCTGGACTCGTTTGACGACCCGCAACCGGCCGATGTTCACGAAGTCGTGTTACTACCTGCCGATGGTGGCTTGGTAGCGACGCCGAGTGATTTGCTGCCGCCGCCGGCTAAGCCTGCCCCTGCCCCCGCCCCCGCGCCCGTTCCCAAACCTGCACCAGCGCCGGCTCCTGCTGCTGCCGCTCCTCCGCCTACTCCGGTGGAGGCCGCGTGATGTCAATTGCCGTGCTCGATATCAACCAACTTTACCCCCGCATCTGCGGCGAACTCGCGCAGGAGATATAAGTAATGCCGTTGCCAGGCCAAGGCGCTGTTCCCACCGGGAGCCTCTATAACGAGTTGACCGCAGCAACTCGCCGCGCATTCGTCCCGAGGCTATTTGTTCAAATTTACTTCGCGACTCCATCTTTGTTCTATTTACTTGGGGCTGCGCAGAAGAGTGCTGGTGGGTTGAGTCAAATTACTTTACCTATCCAGGGCCAATCGATGGTCCAAGGGCAATTTACAGGTTACGGCGGTGGATTTAACTCCCCCGTCATTACCCCTGGCGTGCAGAACGCGCAGTTCCCGACGTGCTACTGGGTCGTTCCGGTCCCGCTACCGTTTGGTGAGACGGTCATTCAGGCGACGGATCGCGAGATTTCGCTGCTGAAGGCGCGGATGAACGACGTGTGGAGCGTGACCGTCCAGAACATGGGCGGGCTGCTTTACACGAACAACACAGCGAACTCGCTACTGCCGAACTCGTTTGTCGATGCGTTCGACAACGGGACGAACGTGGCGGTGTACGGCGGTATCAACCGCACGACTCCGGGCAACACGTCGTGGAAGGGCAACCTGCTTGCGGCGGCTTCGTACACGTCGGGCACGGGTACGGTCGGGTCGGTCGGGTTCACCCGCAAGTCGATGTCGAACGTGCTGATTCAGGTCACGGACCTTGCGGGCGGCGAAGCGCCGACGATGGTTGTGATGAGTCCCGGCGACTTTGCGACGCTGAACGGCGACTTCATCGGGACTGAGCAGATTTTCACTCGCCCCGGTTCCGAGTACACGATGGCGACGCCGGTTCGCTCGTCCTTCCCGAACCTTAACGTGGCCGGTGTGCCGATCTTCCCCGATCACTTTGTTCCGCAGGGGACGGCGGTGTTCATTAACAGCAAGTACACGAACATGTACCTGTCCGAGGATGCGGCGTTCGATTTCAGCGGGTTCTACTCCTTGGTGCCCTTGGGACAGATTGGACAGCAGGGGGTTGTGGTCACGGGCTACAATGTCCTGACGGCCAAGCCGTCCGCAAATGCAATAATGACCGGCATTGGCGCGCCGTCGTTCTAGGCCAGATAGAGATAGGAGCAAACTGAAATGCAAGGTCTTTCTGGTCCCGGTCAGAACCTGCCGCCGCCGCAGCCGATGTATCCGGCGCAGCTCACGAATGCGCCGAACATCCCCGCGACGAACACGATTACGCTGGCTCCTGGCCAGGCGCTGCCGATTCCTCCGTCGCCGACTGGCGGGTGGGTTGTCAGGCCCGGTGCGTTTGTGGTCATCCAGTTCTTTGATCCGGTAACGCTGACGTGGCGCGGGTTTAATACGTCGCGCGGCGATCCAATGCGGCTTGCGAGCGATGGCTTCAACTATCGCGTCGCGAACATGACGGGTTGCCCGGTCTCGGCGATTGTGACCACGCTGGGCACGGCTGGGAGCTATTTCCAGTCGAACACGAGCGTCGCCCCCGGCGTTGGCAACTCGACGTGGCAGGCGATTGTCGGCGGCGCGATCAACCCGACGATTACCAGCACGTTCAACTCGGCGACGGGTGGTGTGGGCTACGGCGTCGCACCGCTGGTATTCATTCCGTCCCCGCCGCCCCCCGGCGTTGCGGCCAGCGTGATTGCGTACCTCTCCACCTCGTCTGTCGTGTCGATCGGCGTCATCAATCAGGGCGCTGGCTACCCGGTGGCTCCGCCGCTGCTGTTCCTGCCGAACCCGACCGACCCGAACTATCTCAACGGCACGTACACGACTCCGGCGGTTGCGACTGTTGGGCTGGAATATGCGGGCCGTTTGACGGCGGTTCTCTGCACCAACAATGGCGTGCCGGTCTCTACGATGCCTTCGCTGGCGATTTCCGGCAGCGGCGCATCGGCGGCGGCGACCGTGGTTCCGATGTGGACCGTGGCGAGCACGACCTTGACGGCGGGCGGCGGCAACCTGACCTCTGGCGTTGTCATTAGCGGCGGCGGTACGGCGGCTGGGACGCCCGTGATGACGAACCCGGCCACGGAACTGAACACGGCGATTCCCCGGCAGTTCGTTGGCCTGGCTGGTCCGACCGGGACCCTGGCGAGCATCGCGGCAACCGACAGCGGCTTGTTCTTCGGGACGCCGACGCTGGTTCTGGCCGGTACGCTGGCGACCACCGTTACGTCGATCACGCCGACGATGGGTTCGACCCCGGATACGGTTATCTTCCAGCCGTCGTAAGGAGCGGCCTCCAGCCGCTATTAGGAGATGCCCGCGTAGGAGAGGCGAGTGTTAAACCAATATCTCGCCCAGTTCGGTTCGCTGATCCAAGCACCCAACTCTCCGGTTCCGTTGATCTCGACGGCTAGTGCGACGAACTATATTAACGTTGCGCGCGGTCAGGTCGCTGGCGAAGGCGAGTGCATCCGTGTCTACGCGACGCTGACGCTAGCGCCGCCGCAGCAGCAATATGGATTCTCGGCGATAGCGCTGCCTGCCAGCACGCAG